TTATTGGTATGGTAAGCAACATCCATTTGAGTATGAATTTGTAGTAGTTGACAACCCAGCTACACATAAGATATTCGAGAATCTACAAATTGTAAGTAACAAAGCTGTTCCAGACTCATTCCATTATGAAGTAGTAGGTGAAAGCTATGAGTTCCATGAGGACAAGAAGAACATGTATATAAGACAAGAAGCTACTAAAGACTTCTATCAATATAATGGTTCTGATATACTGTACAACAGGAATTTCTTAGACCTAAGAGGTAAGCAAAGAGACATTCTTAGAAACTGGAAACCTACGGGACAGAAAGCGAAATCTACAATGTTCCCATTATACTATGCTAGAGTAGATACGTTTAATGAGATTGAGGATTACTACAAAGGTAAGACTGCTCCTAATAAGGATTATGTTAATCTATCAGGTTCTGAAATAGTCTATAATGAGAAGCTAGATGAGTTTAGAGTCTGGAC